AGCTTGTCCACCCTCCGCGCGGGACGCAAGTGTAACCGCTGAAGCGCCCTTGGCGGCGCCTGGAAGGAGCGGCATTCGCGCGCGTGGAGTTATGAACCGGGCTTGGCGACAGCTCGTCGGGATAGCCGGGTGCGGCGTTTTCGCGCTTGTGATTCGATCCGCCCACCTATAAAATATGGGAAAACCTGTTAAAACTGTTCCAGCCTTATCGGCACACGCGAGCGTTCGCCCCGGCAGCCGCCAGACCTCCGCTCCACACGACAGGTACACGCAGGGAATCACCCCGCCTTGGCATGGGGTCGCGCCCTGCGCAACAGCAGCAGATGTCCAGAGGAGAAGCATATGGCACAGGCAATCAGCAAGGGACAACCGATAACCCCGCTTTCCCGCATCTTCAGGGGGTTCACCTTCGACTATCTGGAAAGCGACCAGGTCTACGTCATCGGCCAGGCCGACAGCGAGCATGAGGCGCCTCACGAGATCCTGCTCTATGCCGAGCAGATCGACCAGTTCATCGCGGCGCTGCGGCGTTTCCGGGCGGACATTGCCATCGGCCAGGGAGAAGAAGCATGAAGGCCGCGCTCACCACTCCCGCTCTGGGCAGTCGCGCCATCGCCGCTCTGATGGGCTGGCGACATGGCGAAATCTGCGCTCTGATCCGCCAGCTGCATGAGCAAGCGCGTATTACCTCGCCGCTGTGGGGTCGCCGCTACTGGGACAGCGAACGCCGCCGTGGCATCGAGTACTTGCTGGGACGCCACGCCTTGCGCCAATTCCTCCGCGAAGTCGATTGCGGTCCCACCGCCCAGGCGTTGCGCATCTGGCTGAGCGAAGTCGAAGCCATGCAAGGCCGCGATACCGTCCAGGGTTACGCAGCGGGAAGCGGGGCGCAGGCAAAAAATTTACCCAGTAATATGGGTATTCCTTTATCGCCAGTCGATGACCTCCTCGGGACTTATGGCGCCGCCAGGGGCCATCTGACCCTGCGTCAGGTTTGCCGCGTGTTCGGCGTGGGGGAGACGGATTTTCTATGTTTCCTGATAGAGCAGCAGGTGCTGTTCCGCGCCAACGGTGTTCTGGTGCCTCTGCCCAAGCACCTCAAGGCGGGGCGCATGGTCCTGCGCAGCGGCATCGGCGCCTCGGGTCGGGAAGTCCACACCCAACTCAGCTTCACGCCCAAGGGGGTGTCCTGGATCGCCGGGTTGTGGCGCGATCGGACGCGCGCCGATGCACCCGCCGCCCTCCGCGCGGTGGCCTGACACCGAAGAAAAGCCCGTGCCGCCTCGGAGGCGGCGAACGTAACGAGGCCGTGGCCGCGCCACGAAGGAGTCGAATCCATGCATACCCTTACCGCTTTCCTTCCTCTCATCGAGACCCCTCGGCTTGCTGTCTTGCCCGGCGAGCTAATGGTCACGTCCGCCGAGCATCGGGGAGGTGCCCTGTGAACGAAGCCCTCGACACTCTTTACCTGCTCCAGGAGTGGGGTATCTGGCTGCGCTATGGCGACGGCGTGCCGCGCTATGTGTCCGCCTATGCCGTGCTCACCCGCGATCAGTTCGAGGAAACCGGGCGTTGCCCGACCGCTTCCGTCAGCGACGACCTGTGCCTGTTGGTGGACCGCAACGTGGCGCGCCTCTGCCAGCGCGACGCGCAGATGGGTAATGCCCTCTATATGTACTACCGCTATCGCGGCATGTCCTACCGCACCCTCGGGCGTTTCCTTGGCGTGACTCATATGAAGGCGCAGGAACTGGTACGCAGCGGTGAAGCCTGGATCGATTCCCGGCTGTGTCAATTGAGCGAAGTGGCCTGAAAACAGGTTGCCCCTGGATTACGATTACTGTATAAATATACATATATTGCCCAGTTTGCATCACGAAGCCCGCCCCTCAAGGCGGGCTTTTTCATGGCTGCGTTTTCACTCGCCTCGTCACCTCAACCTATAAATGCGGGGAGGATTCGGGTGAGAGCAGGCTTTTTCCGGCGAGTCGCAAAAACAGGTTGACGTGGATTACAGACACTGTATAAATATACACATGCTAGGCGTTCTGCTTCTTTCGCAGCGGTTCTTTTCCGCCTTACGGCACGAACCTCGGCCATGACTCGCGGCCTAAGCTTCCGTGCCCCACTCGCGGAGAAGAGCCATGAACGATCACGAGAAACGACCCGAAGCGAAACCGGACGACAAGGACGAGCGCGTCGAACGTCGCCCCGAAGAAGCCAATAACGAACAACTGGACCAGGCGCTGGAGGAGACCTTTCCGGCCAGCGATCCGATCTCGCCTTGAAGGCGGGTGGTCCTACAAATGCGCTCAGATGAGCGCATTCGTGGCCGACCTGGCCATCAGCGATAAAAAAGCCCGCTCATGAGCGGGCTTTTTTATGGTCAGGGTTGCTGGTAATGCCCGGGGGTGGTGCCCTTGTCCTTCGGATGAAGGATGGGCGTGACCCGGATATCCGTCAGCTCCGCGCTCACCCCATGCAGCGCCTTCAGGTGCTCGTGGGCCTGCTCGGGCGCCAGGGGATCGTCATGGGTGGTGATTTCCGTCGAGCTCGGCTGGTTGTCGATGATGTAGCTGACGAGATAGCGATGTTCTTTTTTCATCTTGCGCTCCACTGGATGCGGGGGAACTGGCGCTAGAACGACCGGAGGGGTCACGGCTGGCTTGCTCACCCGGGGTATCGTTTTCAAGCCAGCCTCCAACAGGGCGGCTATTCGCCTCGTATAGCTCGGGTCTTCGGTCAGCTTGCCGATCGAGGCCGCCAGTCTGGCTTCCTCCGCCAGCAGGCTCAGGGCGTTCTCCCATCGGCGTACGTGTTCATTCGCCGGTTTGCCTTCAATTTCCCAAAGCCGGTAAGCCCGTTCCCGGATGTCTTCGCTTGAGTGAGCCATGTTCAGTCTCCGGACAGCGTCTCTGTGGATAGAAGGGCTTGCCCCGGACAAAGTTCAGCCGGGTCGGATGAACGCGACTTCGAGCGACCCGCGGAAGCTCCGGGTGGCGTTGGGCTGCGGGGCGTGAGGGATGAAGGAACCATAGGAGCAGCGAACGCATGGCGTTGCGCCAAGAAAAAAGCCCGGCCATTGGCCGGGCTTTTTTGTGAAGTGGTGCCGGCAAGAGGAGTCGAACCCCCGACCTTCGCATTACGAATGCGCTGCTCTACCTACTGAGCTATGCCGGCCTCGGCGCTACGGGGCGCCGACGAGGCGGCAATTGTGCTTGCTTTCGACGCGGCCGGCAACTCGGTCAACACCGCTGGGGTGAAACGGCCGGCCGAGAGTGCCATCGGCGCGGGCGCGCTCGCCCTTGGCATTCCGCCAAGCCATTCAACATGGAGTTACAGCATGTCTGTCGACAAACAATCCGCCGTCATCGACGCGGTGATCGAACGCCTCGGTGCCATTGCCGATTTTGGCGGGCTGGTATTCGAGGGCACCACCTTGGCATCGGTCGACCTGGAGAGCCGGGACTGGCCGGAACATTTCCTGATGGTGCTACCGGGCGCCACCGAAGAGCTGGAGCGCGCGGGTTCCGCCACCGTGCGTGAACGCCTGACCCTGACGGTCCATGCCTTCACGCGCCACGCATCTCCCGCCCGAACGCTCCGCCAGGCTCGCCTCGACATCAAGAGGGCGCTTTCCGGCAGCCGCGCGAGCCTCGGCTTGCTGGGCATCCAGTCGGTGAGTTTCCAGCCCGAAACCCCTGTGCCGGCGGAGCGCGGCAAGTCCTGGGCCTGCCACGTAATGCCCCTGCAGCTCACCTATATGCAATCGCTGGGCGGTTGAGCACTTCCCGTCGCTTGCCCCATTACACCTCTCGGCTACTCCGGGCCGCCTTGAGCGCGGCCGGACGGTGCCGTCCATGTCCCCCCAAAGGACTGCCTCAATACATTGGAGAAACCATGAGCCACTACACCGATCGCTCGTTCGTGGGCGAGGGCACCATTTATGGCCGCCCCTATCAATCCCAGGACGCCTTCCTGGAATTCGGCAATTGCGACGCGGCGTCCATCAAGTTCGCTACCGAGCGCAAGACCCTGAGTAACTACCGGGGCGGCGGCGGCAACCTCAACGTGCGCGAGCGGGTCACGGACGTTACCGGCACCATCAGCCTGTACGACCTGACCCCCGATAACCTTGCCCGGGTGACCCGAGCGACCGTGATGGATACCGCCGCCGGCGCGGTTGCCGATGAGCCCCATGCCTGCCGGGGCGTGAAGGGCGAGTTGGTGCCGTTCAAGTACCTGCCCGACCTGGGCCAACCGGTAACGGTCAAGAGCGCCGGCGGCGCCGACTGGGTCGCGGGCGCCGACTATTTGCTCACCGCTCACGGCATCGTGCTGCTGGCCGAGCGCACCGTGGGGAAGGGCGGCCTGACGATCAGTTACACCCGGCAGGCCACCAGCGCCGTCCAGCTGCTCAATGGCAGCCCGGTTCAGCTCGAGCTGTTCATCGCGGGCCTTAACGACGCCCAGTCCGGCGAGCCCTTCAGCTTGGCCATCCGCCGCGCCAGGTTTGGCATGCTCCAGGAGCTGCCGGTGTTCGGCCAGGACTACGTGAAGCTGGAAGGCCCCTTCGATCTGTTGGCCGATACGCAGGTCACCGAGCCGGGGATTTCCCGTTTCGCGACCTGGACTCAGCTCAACAAGGCTGCCTGATCCAACGGCTGGCCACTGCGCCAGTGGCCAGCCATGGCAAGGCATCGCAGCATGGAAACGCCATGCGTTGAGGTGAGAGATGACCGACAAGCGTTCGGATAAACGTTACATGGGCGTGCTGCGGCAAGGAGAATCCCGCTTCGTGGAAGTCGATGCGGACCTTGTACGGAGCGCCAATGAAATAGGCGTCGTCTTCGGGCGAGGGAGCCTGGAGGCCCTCGCCAGAGCGAAGGAGGCGCTCGCCTCCAAGGCGCCGGACGCCGACGACGCGCCCCAGGCGTCGGCCGAGGAACAGGCGCAACGGGAGGCGGAGCAACGGCGGGAAGCGCTGGGCCAGTTCTTCGGCAAGGTGCTGAGCCATGCGCGCGAGCCCTTGGCGAAGATGAGCCCCTCGGCCCTGGAAGCGTTCGACCAGCAACTGGGCATCCATTCCACCGGCCCCCTGGATACCAGCGGCCTCAAGGCTACCACCGCGTCGCTGGAGAATGCGAAGCGTGCCCTGGACGAGCTCATCGGAGCCAATAGCCTGAGTGTCGGGCGAAGTGCCTCGGGCCAGTGGATGGTCGAGACGGCCTTGAAGAGCCAAAGGCTCCAAGTTGAATTCCTCGGGCAGAAAAAACAGTTGCAAGAGTTGATGGCGGGTTATGAAGACGGCAGCGTGTCGCTGCAGTCATTCATTTCCGCCGGTAAGGGCGCGAGCGGCACGATGAGGTTGCTCGACGATCAGGACCTCGGCGCCCTGAACAGGAAGGTCAGGGAAGCCGAGGAAAGAATGAAGGCGCTCGGCGAGAAGAGCCGCGCGACCCTGGAGGCGTTCCAGGATCAATTGCTGAGGCTCCAGGGAAAGGACGATCAGGTTGGGGAGCGCGGCATGGATCGCCAGGCCAGGACCCTGCGGGAGCAACTGGCCGATGCCCGGAGGCAGGGCGACCAGACCTCGGTGTACAACCTCACCCAGTCCTTGCAGACCCTCGATGAAATCCGCGCGGAGACCCAGCGGGTCGCCCAGGTGAACGCGCGCAACGCGCGCGCCGCGGAACTGGCGAAAGCCGCTGCCCCGATGCAAGCGCCGACGCAGATCATCCGCCTGGAGACCGCGACCGGCAAACGAGTGGACGTATCGGTGCCCGGCGAAAGCGACAAAACCGCGCTGCTGGACATTCTGGCCGACGCCGGCCTGAGGACCCTCTGATGAAGCTGGACGATATCGAGTTCGACGATCCGTTCGACTGGGTGGACGAATTCACCTGGAGCGCGGTGGAACAGGAACAACAGCGGGGCCTGTCCGGCGCACTGCTCGTGCAGGAAGGGCTGAAGCGCTTCGGTCGGCCCATCACCCTGGCGAGCAACGGCGGTGTCTGGACACCCTTGAAAACGGTGCGAGCCGTGGAAGCCCTGCGTGACGTCCCGGGCAAGGTCATGGCCTTGACCCTGGCGGATGGCCGCGCCTTCTCGGTGGTGTTCGACCGCACCGGCGGCGCCCCTCTCGAAGCCATCCCGGTAGAGCGCCAAGCCGTGCCGGGGCCCGAAGAACCTTACGAAATCACGCTGCGCCTGTTGACCGTGGCTCCGCCGCCTTGAGCGCGTCCGCCGATCACTGACGACAACCGAATCAGCCGAAACCCGCCCCCGCGCGGGTTTTTTCATGTCCGGAGAAGAAACGGATGACCATCGATACGCAGGATGTGCGCCTGCTCAAAAGCCAGCGACTCACCGACGAAGACGACGGCGGTGGCCGAGCCACCGGGCTGTCCGTGGCCGACGGCGAAATGAACAACCTGTTCCCGGACCTGAGCCGGATGGACCGCACCACCGGGCGCATCAACATGCGCAAGGTCTACGCCGGGGTACAGACGGACAACGACGACCCCTACCTGGGTGCCCACGCCATCGTCACCGAGGCACCCGCCGATCCGCGGGTCAGCGTGGTGCTGTTCAATACCGACAGCCAGACCGATGAGCGCGCCGACGCCCGCAGGGCCATCGAGAGTTACGTCGTGCCGTCCGCCCAAGGGACATTCGAACTGCTTGGCGACCAGTTGACCGGCCAGCGGGCCATCGTCTGCGTCCAAGGCGAAGAGCAGCGGTTGCCGGAGGTCGGCGAGGTCTACCAACTGGTGAGCAAGCAGGCGAACCAGTACGTTCGCATCGTCGACGTGGAGTCGTCGCTGGAACAGTTCGTCTATGACTACAGCAATGGCAACTTCGTGACGTTCACCAAGCGCCGGCTGAATCTCAAGCTTTCCCAGCCGCTGCTGTACAAGTTCCCCGGCGGTCAACCACGACCGGGCACGACGACCGATTCCAACCTGGAAGGCGAATCGAAGACTCGCGTGCTCGCGACCCAGGTCGCCGATGCGGCCCGCTATTACGGCATCAGCCCGCTGGCCGCCGCCTGCGCGGTGGGCGATATGTCGCTGCGCCTGAATTCCGTGTACGCGCAACTGGTACCCAGCACCAAGAAGGAAACCGCCCTGGTGGACCAGATCGGCGGACCGCGTCGCCGCTGGACCCAGCACAGTGGCGCCCAACGTACCGTGGCACTGAGCTTCGCCGCCGTGGAAAACGGGCGCAGCCGCTCCTATCTCACCACGGGTGCCCAGGCGGGCACCGTGCAACTCACTCTCGGGAATACCCGCTGGGTGGAAAGCGGCACGGGCGAATTCCGCGCGCAAGGCGCTTCGGGAAGCCTGTCCCGGGTCACCCTCAACTATGAAACCGGCGAGATCAACACCTACGGTTCCTCGCCCTTCACTGGCGGGGGCTCGGCTACCTACTTTCCGGCTGCCGCGGTTTCCGGGCAGGCGGTTACCGGCGAGATCGCCATCAAGCTGGGCAACCGTGGCTTCGCCTATACCCTCGACCTGTCCGAGGCCAAGCCCCGGCCGGGTACCCTGACGGTCGACTACATGTCCCTGGGCCGCTGGTACCAACTGGTGGACAACGGCGCTGGCGAACTGGTGGGCGAGGGCAGCGGCACCGTGCAGTTCGGCACCGGCTCGGTCAGCCTGACCCTGGGTGCGTTGCCCGACGTGGGCAGTTCGATTCTCTACGGCTATGTGGACGCCACGGATAGTAATTTCCATTGGCACCCCGGCTCGGCCAACCCCCCCACGGCCACGCTCAAGCACACGCTGGAGCATGCCGGGATTCGACCGGGATCGGTGACGATCAGCGTGTTGCTGATGAACGCCTGGAAGACGCTCAGCGACGACGGCCATGGTGTGCTGTCCGGCGATGCCGGTCGCGGCGCGATCCGCTATGCCTCCGGCCAGGTGGAGCTGACCTTGGCGAGCACGCCCGACGCCAACAGCCGGATCAAGATCGAGTATGAGCAGGGCACCCCCGTGGACACAGCCTTCGCCCCGCTGCCGGATGCCGCCGGCGTGGTGATCGGCACCCTGCCGGGTGCTCCGCTGAAACCGGGCAGCATCCGCCTGGCCTGGCAATGCATGCGGCAACAACGCACGCGCCCACTCAACGACGACCTGCTGTCCTATACCGGGACCACGGCGGTCGGCCATGAGGTGGTGGATGACGGTAATGGCGGCTGGGCGGATGGAGTCGGCTCGATCAATTACGCCACGGGGGCGTTTTCCCTGCAGGTCGAGGGCGACTACGACTACCCCGAATATTTCATCGCCTACAAAAAGGACGAACTCGACCGGAAGAAACCCGTGACTCGCACTGTCCAGGTCCGAAAACGCGAGACTTTCGCCGGGACCCTCGCGGTTCGCGCGCAGTCCGCCGGCGAGACCTACGGCCCGCAGAGCGAGAGCGTCGCGGCGCCCGCGCTGGTCTGGGACCTGCTGCCGGACTGGGAAGACCCGATCGTGCCGGGCTCGCTGATTCTCGACTGGAACGGCGCGACCATCGTCGACCGCGACGGGGTGCTGTTTCGCAACGTCTCGACCCAGACCAACGCCGGCACCGCCATCGGCACCGTGGATTACGCATCCGGCGTCGCCACCATTTCCAGCTATGAAGCGGCGGCGGGAACCCGGATCGAACGCCTGGGCTGCTTGACCACCAAGACCGGTTTCACCACGACCCAGGCCTTCTGGCGGACGCCCGGCGCGCCCTTGCGACCCGCTTCGTTGCAGATCTCGGCGGTACGCGCCGACACGGCCCAGATCGTCACCGCCACCGCCGACCTCAACGGCGTGATCAAGGGCGAGGTGATCCACGGGAGCGTGGATGCCCAGACGGGCATCGTGCGCGTGGCCTTCACCCGCGACCCCGAGGATTCGTCGGGCGCCAGCGATGTGCCGGTGATCGGCAGCCTGATCCGCTACAACGCGGTTCTGCAATCGAACCTGCCGATGGATGCGGACCTGCTGGGCCTGGATCCGGTTCGGCTACCGGCGGATGGCCGCGTGCCGATCTTCCGGGAGGGAGACGTGGTGGTGATCCACCATTCGCAGGAAACCGTCGTGGCCAGCCCCAGGCCAGGCGAAACCCTGCCCTTGGGACGAGACGCCCTGGCGGCCATCGACGTTCGCGATGCCCGGGGCGTCGCCCTGGCCGCCGCGCAGTTCACGGCGGACCGGGAGCGGGGAACGGTGACCTGGGCCAATCCGCTCCTGCTGCAAGGCGAGGACGGGAGCGCCTTGACGCTGCCGCTGACCATTACCGACCGGCGCGAGCACATGACCCAGGTTACCGAGGTGCAGATCACCGGGACCCTCAGCATCGGTTCGCCCCTCCCCTGGGCCTTGCCTGCCGAGCGAGCCTACGTCTCCAGCGCCATTCGCTGGGGCGATCTACAGGCTCGCTTATACCGCTGGTTCACCCAGAAAAGCTGGAATACCAGCGCCCCTAACTGGACGGACAGGGCTGAAGGAGAGGTCACCACGGCCAACTACAACCAGTTGAGCTACCCACCGCTGATCACTAACCGCGGCGCTATCGGTGGCCGGTGGGCACTGGTATTCACCAGCCCGACCGCCTTCAACGTGGTGGAAGAGCGGTTGGGTGTGGTCAGCACGGGCACCACCAGCCAGGACTGCGCTCCTATCAATCCAGAGACCAAGGCGCCCTGGTTCACTATTCGCTGGCAGGGGTGGGGGGCCGGATGGGCGGCAGGTAATGCTGTCCGCTTCAACACCGATCCGTGTCTTGGACCGTTGTGGGTCGTGCGTACTTGTACAGGCGGGCGAGGCGCCGTCCAAGAAGACGCCTTCACTATCCAGATACGTGGAGATGCAGACTGATGACCGTTCGGCATTATCACAGTACGGATACGGGCAGCCCTGGCGTGAACCTGACCGGTCGTAACATTAACCGGCTACGTCAGATCCTTCGCGCGTGCCTGGTGGATGGGTATGGCTCGAAGCCAGGCGCTGGCTGGAGCATGGTCCATGAGCATGAGAATGGTTTTTCTCTAACCAATGGTACTCGAAGCGGCATCATCAACTTCGTGCAAGCGTCGTCCTGGGAGAACCCTGACGAACTTATCCAAGTTTATTTGCTCGAGGAGGTTCATGAGAAAACCAGTGCCTTATTGGTTGGCGAGAACTTAAGGTCCGGCCGATGGTATCCAGGCGTGGTCGGTGAGGAGAGACATACGATAAATGCCTATTGGCCGTTGTACCAAATGCTTGACTCGGCTGTGTGGGGAGTCGTCGCCGACGAAAGAAGCTGTATCTTCACCGTAGTATGTTCCGTAGGCGGGATAACAAGCCTTAATGCATACGGCTCAATAAGTCTCTATTTTGGCGAAATCGATTCTTCGTTGGGTCTTTCTGGGCCCGCTACGTTCATTGCTTGTGGCGGCAATATTGCTATGCGGAATTACAGCTCCTTGAGAGGCGGTACCCTTGGCGGAGGGTACACAGCATTGCGAAACCTCAGGACTGGTTTTGTTCCAGATGATTTCGAAAGTTGCATTTCCTTAGAGATATCCGCAGGGTATGGTGTGGAAACGCCACCCATAAATATTGAGCCTCCCCAATTAATGCCCAAGGAGTTGATATTGCATCCGCTCTATGTATACAGTTCGGAAGGTGGCGTAGTGGGAAAATTCAGGGGGTGCCTTGGGGAAAGCTTCTTGAAACAGTTCGGGCTTAAAACAAGTCTCAGGGCCGTGGGTGCCTCGCTTGAGTTGGCCTCGGCTGGAAAACTCCACGATGTGAGCGGTATAGAACTGGCGGCGTTCGGTAATGCGCACTACCAGTTCTTTGCAACGACGCATCCAGATTTTTGGTGATGTATGAACATTGCCGTGCGCTATCATTACCCTTGTCCGGCCTTCAGGCTTTTTCCCATGCGCTATTTAAGCGTGGCTGTGACTCGCAACAACCTGAAAACGCCTAATGCCAAGCTGGTGCGTCTCTATCGCAATGCTTGGCTTGAAAAACCCGCGGCAATCATTCGACTGCCCAATGGGCATGAGGGCGAGCAGTCCTTCCTGGCCGATGAGTTCGAGGGTGACTGGTTCCTACAGGTAATAGATGAGGCGAGACCAGTCCTGGGAATCATAAGGTCAATCCGGGTCAAGGAGGATTTGAAGTTACAATACGAGTTGAATGACCAAAACACGGCGCCTGAAGGAGTCCCCGTCGAATATTCCTCAAGCGTAAGCGTTGAGACATTGCCAGTGATCAGGCCGATAGTCTTTGTCGAATACCTTCCTGAAGGGCGTTGGCGTATAGCGGGCGCATCGGAAAGTAGTGAAAAAGGCGCTGAGCCGGTCAGCATCAATGTGCATTCAAATGCACTTGTATACGCCTTGTCGATGGATGAGTGGGGTGTTTTGTTTCAAGGGGGCCTTGCCGTGAAGGTCGGCGACTTGATACGTCCATCGGTTTTCAATGGCTATAACTACCGGATTACTCAGGCCGGTACTCTTCCTGTGAATGAGCCCAACTGGTGGAGAACGGATGTGCGAGAACCCCAGATGATCGGGACGGCCCGTGCAGAGGCTGTTCGCTACTATCAGCCACTCGCGCATGGGCCCTTGCCGATGGAGTTTCGCCATGCTGACAACGGCAGTTAAGCTACCTTACCGACTCAAGAAAAAGACCTTCCATGTTGTATTGAACCCCACCTGGCGTGAAGAAAGTCCGTTGGCTCTCAACGGGAGAATAATTTTTGGGATTGTCAGTCCCTTCACCAAAACCAATGATTTCTCCTGGAAGAATTCGAACGCCCATGATCTGGGCGAGGCAGCTAATTGGTCGAGGGGTACGGAGAAGGCGTCTCGGTTATGTCTTTCCTGGGTAGAAGTGCAGAGGAAGGATTTCACCCAGGAAGTAGTGTGGAAAAAATCTGCCGGCGCCTTGGATATTGAATTCAAGCTTCTCTATCGGCCCCATATGTTCATACGCGATAAGGCGGTCAGCCTTGAATTTTCCCGTAGCGATGAACATGGCAAAACCAGCCGGGCCGGCCAAACCGAAGTTTCCTATATCCCGGGGAGGCAGCCATTGAACTTCTGGTTCGATGGTCTTCCTTATACGCCTCCCACGACCCCTCATGTTTATTTCGATTTCTCTCAAAGGAAAAAAGCGAGCGCGATCCGGCCAACCGATACGTTCTGTTTCGAAAAATGGAGCGCTGCAACGGGACACTCCTCCGAGCGGACGTTTCGGTGGCAGCTCGCGAAGCAAGTGGATGGTGCCCAAGTAGGCATCGCCTACCCCGACTACCCCGGCCCGGTCATCGTCATCGAACCGCCGGCCGAGCCCGATATCCTGGAGACTTACATGATCGCCAACAGCGTCAGTATCGTCGTGTTGCCGGATCGAACGCCGCTGGATGCGACCAACCTGCGCATCGGCCTGGATATCGATTCGTTCAGTTGGACATTCAGCGCCGACCTGCTCGGCCGCGCCTCGCTCGACCTGGTCCGCCCCCGAGCGGAGGGGCAGCGGGAAATCGAGGTCACCCTCAACGGCTGGACGTGGCGCTTCATCGTCGAGCGCCACAGCCGGCAATTGAGCTTCCCGGCGGAGCGGTACGCCATCACCGGTGCGTCGCGGACGCAGTTGCTGGGCGAGCCCTATGCGCCTCGACGCAGCGCGGTGAATACCGGTTCCGTCAACGCCCGGCAAGCGGCCGAGGAGCAGTTGGGAACGACCGGTTTCCGGCTGGAGTGGGGCAGCGAGCAGCCAAGCCCGCCGGACTGGACCATCCCGGCCGGCGCTTTCACGTATCGCGACCAGACCGCTATCCAAGTGATCGCCCGTCTGGCCGAAACCGTGGGCGCGGTGGTCAGGCCTTCGCGGAGCGAGGATGCGCTGACCTTCTTGCCTCGCTATCGGGAAGCCTCGTGGCTATGGCCCAAGGCGGTCATGGACCGGGTTATCCCGGCGGAGATCGTGACGACCCTGGGCGGGGAGTGGATGCCTGTCCCGCAGTGGAACAGCTGCTACGTTTCCGGCACCCATTACGGCGTGGGCGTGGATGTGCGCCGCGCCGGGACTGCCGGAGACAGCCCGGCCGCCGATGTGCTGGACGATCTCATGACCGGCACCGAAGCGGCGCGGGCGCGGGGCATTTGCGAATTGAGCAAGGGCGGCGCACAGGAACTGGTGACTTTGGCGATCCCGCTGTTCCCCGTGGGCGGGTCGGCGCCCGGTCTGGTCGAGCCGGCGCACCTGTGCGAAGTGCGGGAGCCGGGCGAGACCTGGCGAGGCTTGTGCCTGGGCGTCGAGATCACCGCCGAGGGCGTCGGCGCCACGCGGGTCACCCAGACGCTGCGACTGGAACGGCACTATGAGGAGGCTGCCTGATGGCCACCGTCAATCCCTGGAAGCGTTTCATCGGCCTGCTCCCCGGCGGGAGCCGGGCGGTGGGTACGGTCGTCCGGATCGACCCCGAGGCCGGCGTCAGCATCGTGCGGTTGAAGAGCGGTACCCGCGTTCAGGCAAGGGGCGTCGATGTTCAGGTCGGGGGCAGCGCGTTCGTCCTGGACGGCCGTATCGTGGGCCCGGCGCCGGACCTTCCGCAGTACGACATCGAAGTCTGAGCCGCGCGCGCCGGTGGGCGCGAAGCGAACGAGGGCCATCCACACCTGGCTGGCACCCAGACGTCGGGCGCGGCGGCATGCCACGTTACCGCCAAGGGTCGACACGACTGGCTTCGCCGAGGCGCCGCGGCCGGCTCCTCCTTAACGGGTAGGGAGGCCCGATGGGGTCTCTCTGAAACAGCACCCCTCCACCCATCTGGCCGGCGCGTCCCCGAAAGACGCGTCGCAACGCCACGTGTTGAGCAGTCGAAACCGACGCTCCTTCGCCCGCCTCGCGGGCTTTTTATAACCATCGAGTACCGAACGATGCCGGAAAAAGATCCTGCGTTCTGGGTATCCGTTTGGCTCGCCTTCACTACCAATGCCACTTGGCAGGGGGCCGTCATGGCCAGTGTCATCGCGATCCTGCGCGTCCTCTACGACGGGCAGGAGAAACGCTGGACGCGCGTCGTTCTGGAATCGCTGATCTGCGGTGGGTTGTCGCTCACCGCCTCCAGCCTGATCGAATGGCTGAGTTGGCCGTCGTCCATGGCGGTGGTGCTGGGGGGAGCGATCGGCTTCCTGGGTGTGACGTCCATCCGCGATGTCCTGCTGAAGTGGGCAGGCCGGAGGGCCGACCAATGAATCACCTCATCAACCCGGCGGGGCTGGCGTTGATCAAGCGGGCCGAAGGGCTGCGCCTGACCGCTTACCAGGACCCCGCCGGTTTCTGGACCATCGGCTACGGGCACACCGCCATGGCGCGCCCGGGCCTGCGCATCGCGCCGGAGACCGCCGAAGAGTTGCTGCGGCGCGATGTGGCGGAGGCCGAGCGCGCCGTCACCCAACTGGTCAGCGCGCCGCTGAATCCGAACCAGTTTTCCGCGCTGGTGTGCTTCGTCTTCAACCTGGGACGCCAGGCGTTCGCCACCAGCACCCTGCGGCGCCTGCTGAACGCCGGCGACTACCCCGGCGCGGCCGCCCAGTTCGAGCGCTGGGACAAGGCTGGCGGCCGGCGCCTGGAAGGCTTGGCCCAGCGGCGCCTGGCGGAGCGGCGACTGTTCGAGGCGGCGCCATGATTCCCGTCGGATGGGCCGTGGCCGGGGGGCTCGGCCTGGCCGCGGCGCTGACCTTATGGCGCGCCGATCACCTGGACGACGAACGAGCCTTCGAGCAGCGCCGCGCGATTCTGGCCGAGCAGCAGCGGGACGAAAAACAAGGGCTGATCGACCTGCAGGGCACCGTCCTGGCCGAACAGCAGCGCCAGCTCGGCCTGTTGGGCGATATCGACCTGACCACCCGCCAGTTGGGCGTCACCCTGGCCCGCCAGGGCGATGCCCACCGGCGCGCCATCGAGGAGCTCAAACGCAATGACCAAGCCATCGCCGATTACTTGCGCATGCCTGTGCCTGGCGCTCTCGGCCTGCGCTACGCCCGAGGCGAAACCACCGACCCCGCCCGTTACCGTGACGGTGCGGGCGGCCAAGTGCCCGCTGACCCCGTGCCGACTGCCGGCGCGCCCCGCGCCACGGGTCACTGACGACTGGCGCCAGGCCCTGGATGCCACCGAGGACGCCCTGCTGGCCTGCGCCGTCCAGGTCCAGGACTGCATCCAGCGACAACGGCTCGGCCAACCGGCCGGCTCGCTGAAGCCTTGAAAAGCGGCGCCGCATAGGCGCTCGGACCCACCCGTCCTTCAGCCGTTGGGCTCGACGTGGCGGGCCACCTTACGAATCCCGGGATAAGCCGCTTGGCGACATCGCGTCGCCGGTCGTGGCGTGTCCCTCTTTCCGGAATGCGGACCGCGTTCCTTTAACCGGGCATCGGCACAACGCCTACCGCCCAATCTCTCGCCGCGAACGCGGCTTTACAGGAGTACACCCTATGAGCATCAACACCGCAGCTGGCAGCCGTTTCTTCATCGGTACCAAAGCCGCCGCCGATTCCCTGGCCGATTTCAAGGCCGACACTTACATCGAGGTCGGTGAAGTCGAGGACCTGGGCGAATTCGGCGATCAGTCGAACCCCGTGACCTTCACCGCGCTGTCCAACTCGCGCACCCGCAAGTTCAAGGGCACCAAGGATGCCGGCGACCTGGCCTTGGTGCTGGGCTTCGACAAGGGCGATGTCGGCCAGCAGGCGCTGATCGCCGCCGAAGCCGACAGCGGTGCGCTGGATTACAACTTCAAGATCGTGCTCAACGATGGCGATGCCAGCGCAACCCCGGCGATCCCGGACACCACCGTCTACTTCAAGGCCAAGGTGATGAGCAACCGTATCCAGGCTGGCCAGGCCGACAACGTGGTGCGGGCCAACGCCTCCATCGCCATCAACTCGGCCGTTCTCTTCGACCTCTGATCCCTTGACCCCTCGGCCAGGGCCTTTCCGGCCCTGGCCCATCACCTCACCGATACCCGAAGGAGAAATTCCATGTCCAAGGCTACCTATGGCACCACCACCGTCGTGCTGGGCGAGTCCACCTATACCCTGGTCCCCAACCTGGCGGCCGTGAACAAGATCGAGGCGCGCTTCGGCGGGCTGCGCGGCGCCATGGAAACCTGTCAGCAGATGAGCGTGAACGGCGTGGCGGCGATTATCGCCGCCGGCGCGAACGCGACGCCCCGCGAGGCCGAGCAGATCACGCAGAAGGTCTTCGACGCCGGCGTCGGCGAGGCGATGGTGCAGATCCTCCCCTACGTTCAGGCGTTGCTGAACCCGGCGCAGGTGAAGGTCGAGGCCGACGAGGCCGACACGGGAAACGCGTAAGCGGCGAGGACGCCGCGACTTCTTACGTCGACCGGCTGTTCACCATCGCGACCGGCTGGTTGGGCTGGACGCCCCGCGTGGCGTGGACGACGCCGATTCCTCAAATCCTGCTGGCGATGGAGGGCCGGCAGGAGTGGGCGATGCTGACCAACCCATTCGGCTCGCCGAAACCCAAGTCCGCCTCGTCGTCGGTCCCGCTGGGCTCACCGGAAGCCAAGCGAACCGTGACTAGCCGCCTCAAGGCGGCGTTCGGGGCGATCAATGCGCGGGCGGGCGATGTGCAAGGAAACGAGCCGAGCCAGTAGCGCGCTCGTTGGTTGCTCAGCGCAGACAGGCAGGAACATTACATGAAACGGATGAAAACGAGGGCCCGCGATGCGGGCCTTCTCCCTTTACGGCCCAGCAATGAGCGGGGCCTCAGTTGACCGGAGAAAACCATGGCAGACGGTCAAAGTCAGGAGTTACTGAAGCGGATCGAAGCCGCTAAAGCGCAAATCGATAAGGAAATTGCGCGTGGCAAGGAGGCTTCAGCCGATATTGCCCAAGACATAAGCGCCAAGACTAGCGGAATGGAAGCCGCAGTCGCTGCGTTGCAAAAGGCAGCAACCCTGGTTCGTGAAATGGAGCGAATCAATGCAGCCTTCGAACAACAGCGGAACCAGGCCGCGCAGCGAAAAGCGAGCGATCAGGCGAAAGCGGCCGATGCGATCATGGATCGGCTTTATCCTGATCGAAAGCGCGACGCTACTTATAAGGATGAGTACGACAAGTTAAAGGCGATGGAAAATGCGGCGAGAGCCGCGAATGATCCAAAGAAAGTGGCCGAGTACAGTGCTGCGCTCAAGGAGCTGACCAGGCAGTACAACTACGCAAAGGAACAGGCGACCCTCTGGGGTAAAGCCACCGACAAGGCGGTAGGGCTTGTCGATAGCGCATTTGCCGATATGTGGAAAAAAGGCAAGTTCGATTTCGACGCGTATTCGGACCAGTTGAAGAAGGGATTCAAGGAGCTACTGGCCGAGCTTGCCCATGAGGCTATTACCAAGCCAATCATTATCTCCGTTGCGAATAGCGTGCTCGGCACCAACAAACCGGGCGGCCTTGCTGATGTATGGGGCGAAGCGTTTGGGGGCGTAGGCGAGGGTAGCTCAGGTTTCGGCAACCTCGCTACGCTGGGCAAGAATTTATATTCGATCTACGACGCGCTTACCGGAGTTTTGCCTAAGATTACAGCGGGCTATGCCTCTGGCGGTGTAAGTGGCGCGATCTCGGGGGCCACGAGCTACTACAGCGGTTTAATAAGTCAAGCATTCAAGAGTATTACGGGCTGGTTTAGTGGCTCAGCTGCCACGGCAACCGCTGGAACGGCTGGTGCCGCTACGGCGGGCGCTGCAGGTACCGCTGCTGCTGGCAGCGCCGGGGCCGGAATGATGTCCGGTATGGCTGCAATGGCATCTAATCCAGCTACATGGATAGTGGCTGCCGTATTAGGCGGAATACAAGCCTCGAAGTTATACGATAAAGGGGTGCGCATCGATGCCCATGATATTGCCGCGCAGGGTGGTGGTGTCGGTAATTGGATAACCGGTGCAGCTCAAGCTGGCTATGTGCATGAGTGGACCAATAAGGGGATTCGCGGTCTAGGTATTGGCGGCTGGCCGCTGAAAATGCTTTCTTTGGATAGCGTCCTTTTCCAATCCTTATGGGGTTCCGATGGGATGATATCCAAAGCGCTTTTTGGCGGCTCTTGGAAGACTAAGGACTATGGCTTCGCCTTAGGAATAAACCAAGGCGAAATCAGCGCTCAGTCTTACCAGGATCAGAAAAGAAAAGGCGGCTTGTTCTCCAGTAGTAAAAGCAGAACAAAATACAAAAGCCTAGCGCCTGAACAGTTGGAGGCCTTCCAAAATACTTATGAGGAGGTCGAGACTAGCGTCACAAAGATGTTTGAGGCGCTGAACGTCAAGTTCGAAGCGGGGGCTTTGGCTGGCCTTAGCCTCGGGCGCTCTAAAATTCAAACGAAGGGTAAGACCGAAGAAGAAGTTCAGCAGGCGATTGCCGACTGGTTCACTGGCGTTGGCGATTCGATGACCTCTTACCTGAGCACGTTGGGCAATACGGGTTTGGGTGAAGGCCTGACACTTTCCCGCCTGACTGAGTTGGCCACCGCCCTGCAGATGAGCAACCAGTCCCTGGAGCTGATCAACAAGACGCTGTTTGAGGTGTCCCCGGCGGGGGCCAAGACGGCGGATGCCCTAGTGAAATTGGCGGGGGGCACCGACGCGTTGGCGTCCTCCACCATGGCGTATTACAACGCCTTTATCCCCGAATCCGAGCGTAGCCAGGACTCCATCGATGCCTTACGCAAGCAGTTCGGTGAGCTGGGGCAGTCCCTTCCGGACAGTCGTGAAGCATTCGTTCAATTGGTGAGCAGTCTGGATCTAAGCGATGAAAAGGCTCGCAAGACCTTCGTATCGCTGATGGGGTTGTCCGAAGCGATGGACAACTACTACTCCCAAAATGAGAGTTTGCTGAATTCCTATCTGCAAGCCTTCAAGCCTTCCGAACTGGTCACTCGCAATATCAATGATCTGCGGGCGCAATTCCAAGCGTTGAACATTGCCATGCCCGATTCCCGAGAGGGCTTCCGAGCCTTGGTGGAAGGCATTGATGGCTCCACTCAGGCTGGCCAGGATTTGTTGCGAGCGTTGTATGCCCTTTCTCCGGCGATGAACGATTATCTGACTTCCATGGAGAACGTGAGCAATGCCCGCCAAGCCGCCGATCAAGGCGTGCAGGACACGGTCGGCAATCTGCGCGAATCCATCTTCATGGACATGCTGGGCAATAACGGCGCCAAGTACGACTACGCCAGGAGCCAGGCGGAAACCCTGGCCAGTCTGTTGCCTTCGCTGACGTCGATCACCGATATCACCGATACCGTGAACCGCATCACCCAGCTCACCAGTACGGCATACGGCCTGCTGGACGAGCAGGGCAAGCAGGCCAATGGTCGGGAGATGATCGAGTTCCTGAATCAGATCCAGGCCGCGGCCCAAGGGCGTATCGCCGAATCCCAGGAACAGCTCACCGAGCAGCAGGCGCAAGTGCTGGAGACGGCCATCAATCGCGCCACCGATCGCATGGCGACGGAAATGGGCCGGGTGATCAAGGAAGGGAACGCCGGGCAGACTGACCTGCGCGCGGTATTGGGCTCGATCACTGATCAATTGACCAATGCACTGCGAACGTTCGGCAAGACCGGGCGGGAGGTAACGGGCTGATGCGCACGTTGAATCCCGAGCAGTTCGCCTCGCTGACGCAACGGGTGACCGAGCCGCGTTACCTGGTACAGATCACCCTGGACCGGACCTACTACTGCAGCTCCCATGGCGACGTGGTGTGGAAGGGTCAGACCTGGTCTGGCAACGATCTGGTGGTCGGGCAGGTTTCCCCCGAGCGTTGCTCCCTGAAAGTGGGGAATAGCGACTATCGGCATACCGCCGCAGCGATGTCTGGCGCCTACCAACGCCAGCCGGTCCAGGTGTGGTGGGCCTACCAGCATGCCCCCCAAGCCTATGCCGAAGCCGGCTACTGGGCGGACGACTATGCCGAGGGGCAGACCATCACGCCGATCCTGCTGTTCGATGGGCTGGTGTCGTCCTGCCCTTCGATCGGCTTGCAGATGGATATCGAGGCCGAGACCCAGCCCCCGCGTCAATTCCCCAGTACGCGCATTCGTGCGCCTTTGGCCAATCACCTGCCGCCCGTGGGGTTTACCCTCACCTGGGGCGGCGAGGTGTATCGAATCGAGACCCGAAAAAATGGTTGATTATCCTTCGCTACCGATCAATGCGGACGACTACGGCATCGAACCCAGCGACGGATCGCAGTCCACCCGGGCGGACGACGGTACGTTGCGAATCCGACGGCTGTACGCCGCCATTTCTTATCAGATCCGTATCACCCATCCCTACCTCAGCCCGGCGGAGTTCGCCGAGCTGGAAACCTTCTATCTCACCTATCGCTCCGCTCCGGTGCGCTGGACGGACCCGCTCACCGGTTTCGTCTACGAGGCGCTGATGCTCGGTCCGCCGAAGCACACCCATGTCAACGGGGGGACGCATCTGGACGTGAGCATGGAAATGGAGGGGCGCCGTGGCTAAGTCCTACGATCCCCGGCTTCCGGGGTATGTGCAGCCCATCGATTCACTCTCCAGACCTTCCGCCAGCAACCTCAACCGCAACCAAGTGTCCAGCGGCGAGCGCCAGCAGACCATCACCGGCTTGGATCAAGTCATGCCGGTGATCTATGGGGAGGACCGGGTGGGTGGGCTGTTCCTGGTACGGCCCGTGGTTCCCGTCAGTGGCGCCTACGGTAATAAGTTGGTCTGCGCCATCGGCTGGAGTTGGGGCGAAATCGAAGGAGTGCAGGCAGCCTATATCAATGGCGCCGACCTGCCGGCCGGTGTGAGCATGACCCATTACACCGGCACGGCGAGCCAGGCGGTCGACCTCATCCTCAAGGCGAGCCTGGCCGGTTTCAACGATGCCTTTCCGAATTGGGCCTATACGGTTTTCGTGATCCATCCGGGAGTGATCACCGGGTTCCCCCGCTTCGAAGCGGTGGTGCGTGGGCGTAAGGTCTACGATCCACGTAGCGGCATCGTGCAATGGAGTCGCAACCCCGCACTGTGCCTGCGCGATTTCGTCACCTCGACCCTGTACGGGCCGGGGCGCGACGTGATCGGCGTGGCGCAGGTAGCGGATCGTTGCGACGCCCTGGTGGGCGGCGTGGAGCCGCGCTGCCAAATGGGGTTGACCTTGGCCCGTAGCGCCAAGCTAAGCGAGCAGATCGACTTGTTCGCGGCCTACGCCGAATGCCTGTGGAGTTACGACGGGGACCGGGTCCTACTCGTGCCAGACGCGCCGGTGGCCGAGCCAGCCGCTGTCCTTACCCGAGCCGACATCATCGAGAACAGCATGCGTCTGACCGGCGCGGACCTGAGCGACGCGCCTACGGCGGTGACGGTCCGCTATACCCCCAGTAGCGGCAACGCCACGGCCTGGGGTGACCAGCCGGCGCGAGTGGCCCTGCCTGGGGTCGACACCGGAGATGTGCCGGAGCTTACGTCCGACGTGAACATGCCTGGCATACGCCGCCTGTCGGAGGCGACGCGCAAGGCGCTCATGCGCTTGCGTCGCTTGCAACTGCCGGGTCGTTACGCTTGGCAGGTGTTCGATGAAGGGCTGCGTTTTCAACGGGGCGATGTAGTCAGGTTACCCGACGTCTGGGGACTCACTAACCGGTGGGTGCGAGTGTTGAGTGTGGAAATGATTGCTCTGGGTATTCATCAGGTGACAGCAGAGCATTATGACGCGCTGCTTTACCCGGACGATATTCCCAGCGGTAGCGCCACTAGCGTGCCTGTCGGCGCGCTTGTTCCCCTATATGCCGGCGATATCCCAAGCGGCTGGACCTCATGGGCCGGAACGGAAGGACGTGCGTTGTTGGGTGCTGGCGGGAGTCATGCCAACGGGACAATTGGCGGCAGTAACTTGGTGAATATCAAGGGCATGACCACGGCTGTTCCTGATCATACCGGAACCGGTACGTTCAGCGCGCCGACTGGCCCCGCAATGGTGGAGCAGGGGTTCTCCTACGTGAATTCCGCGCTTCCGGGGGGTGGACATGCCCATGGTTATAGTACTGTCACGAACATGGAGCCGCTTTACTGGACCCTACGCTGGATTCAGAAGACCGGGGCGCCTGACACACTGCCAACGAATGCGGGCGTGCTGTGCAACGCACCCTTGGTATCCGGTGCCCTGACCGCCATTACTCGTTTCGCAGGACGGCTCGCTAAGGCCGGCGCCAATGTGGGCCCGGGCGGCAGTGTATTTCCCGTCAACGCTGGAGTGGCCCTGGATGTGGCGGGCGAACATACCCATGCCTATCGTCGTAAATTGACCAATGGTTTTTGGCGAACAGGTTCTTCCGTGTCTGCTGGCGGGCACGCTCATCCAGGGTCGGCCATCAAGGTAAACCTTAACCCCAAACGACGACGTCTGGTGCTCTATGTGGCCACGGGGGAAGCCGAAATAGTGCCCGGCGCAATCGTCGGCTGGCCTTTCGATGCGTTGCCCAATGCCAGTGGCTGGCACTGGTGCGACGGAGCGAACGGCACGGTAGACCTACGCGACTATTTCATCGAGTACGCCGACCCTACAACCGCGGGTAGCGTAGCGGGAAACAACACTGCTACATGGAGCGGCACCACGACCCCGGATGGTAAGCATAACCACAGAGGTGGGGTGTCCATGGCCGAAGAGACGACCGAGTCTGCAAAGCACAGTGCCGATGAGCCGAATCACCAACATACGATGGTGGGCTCGGCGCCCCACACCCCTGCCTTCTACGCCCTCCGCTTCATCCAATACACAGGTAACTGACAATGGCCTTCAGTTTGAATAAATGGGCCGATGTCGGTCGCGCGTTGACGCGCGCCGAAATCGACACGAACTGGACGACGATCGAGACCGCCCTCGCGGGGGTAAACCTCGCGCCGGTCAACATGCTCAACGACAGCGGGCGCTTCGCCGGCAAGATCGATCCCTCCACCCTGATGCTGGGAACCGGGTTCGCCGCCCATGGTTTCCTGACACCCTACAACAACTCCGGCCCCTGGATATCCGCCGGCAAGTTTGTCTTCGACAACAGTACCAATGGGGGGGCCGGCGAAGCGCTGACAGCGGATGTCCAGGCGTTGCTGGTCTCGATGGGACGCACGGGGGCCACCGCTCGCTACGGCGTGGAGTTCTATCTTGGCCAGCTCACCGCGGGAACCGGCCAGGCCGGTGCGATCGGCGGCAGTGGCTACATGCTCACCATCAACAATACCCGGGTGGTCTATGGCGCCGGTGGTTACGCTACCTTCGGCGCCCGGGTTCGGGCGAAGTCCGGCACCCTTTACATCGGCGTGCCGTACTACAAGAACGACACCTTGGTACCGGCGGGCACCGCGATCATGCCAGCGGAAGGCTTCGTGAAGATCCGTGTCGTTCATCAGACCGTGCTGGGCTACGACAACGTATTTCCTTACCTGGGCGCCGTTCCAGGCTCGATCATTCAGATGGCCCTCCCCGTGGTCACTCCGGGCATCGCCGACTTCGGCGCCTTGACCTGCCCCATCCCCACCCTTAACGGACTGAACTCATGAAACAGATCTTGCTGGATGGGCAACCCTTCACCTATGGGGACAGCCTGGAGATGATCGCCGCCATGGGCATCGACATCGGACGACTGTCCTTCGCGCCCGAGGACGTGGAGACGATGAAAACTCGCTTGCATGAGACAGCTCGGCGCTGGATGGACAGTGGCGCTCAAGGGCACCGATACAAGGACCTGCTGACGCTGTGCAGCTATGCAAACAGCAAGGTGGCGCGCTTCAGGGCCGAAGGCGAGGCGGGCCTTGAGTGGCGCGACCAGTGCCGCCTGGCGGTGGAGCGGATCATCGAGGAGAGCAAGGCCGATACGCGCACCGCACCGACCGATGAGGAACTGATCGCGAGACTGCCGGAGCTGAAATGGCCGGAGAAGTCCTCCGAAGTAGTCGAGGCTTGAGTAATCGCGGGTGCTCGCGTGACGCTGTAGCGACTTGCGTCCAGCGGGTGCCCGCCTTGCTCGCTTCAAGCCAGTAGTGAAGCGGTACCGTCCCGGCCATCGCGCTCGCGATTCATTCGTTTGAACTCTCGATGGGAGGTCACGGACGAAACAAGGGAGCGTTCGACGTTCCCCCCAAACAGTGACTGAGGTGAGAAATGGCTAGGAAGACCGTTGAAGATTTGTTTATCCACGAACTTTCGGACGTTTACAGCGCTGAAAAGCAGATCACCAAAGCTCTGCCGCGCTTGGCGCGCGCCGCGACCAACCCGGTGCTGGCCGAGGCCTTCAAGGCTCACCTGGAAGAAACCCAGGGCCAGATCGAGCGTATCGACCAGTTCGTCGAGATCGCCGGCCTGAAGCTCAAGCGCATGAAGTGCATCGCCATGGAAGGGCTGATCGAGGAGTCCAAGGAGCTGATCGAGGAAATCGAAAAAGGCGAGATCCTGGACGCCGGCCTGATCGGCGCCGCGCAAAAGGTCGAGCATTACGAAATCGCCAGCTACGGCACCCTCGTGTCCATGGCCAAGCACTTGGGCATGAAAGAGGAGGCGATCCGTCTGCTGGTGGACACCTTGAAAGAAGAAAAAGCCACCGACGAAAAGCTCTCGGCCATCGCCGAGCAAGGTGGCAACCAGGCGGCGACGTTGAAAAAACCCTAATGGGTTCGCCATCGTGTGGTGTCGATGAGCGTTGATCGACTCATCGACGGCACGCCGGTCTTACTGAAACGCCGCTCCGAGGAGCGGCGTTTCAGTAAGACCAGATACGATCTGTCCGAGACGCCACTCAAGGATGGTGGCGTAGCGCGTTCGCCCAGGCGCGGCCCTTTTCCCGCTCCCATTCCTCTTCACGCGTGTCATAGCGCTGGTGCCAATAGGCTTCGCGATCGCGCTCTTCCTCCATGGCTTGGCACTGGTGAAAACCGTCGTCCCAGCCCTGGGCGTAGAGCGGCAGGGTCGAATAGCGTGCGACGTCCTTGTGGAACCCGCCGATCCCGCCCGCGGCCTGTCGTCCGCTGCCGCATCCCGCCTCGAAACCCGCGGCGAACGCGGGGGGATAGCCTTCCGCCCGCAGGCGCTCCTGCTGCGATTGGCACCCCGTCAGGGCGATCAGCGACAGCAACCAAGGGAGCGGGAGACGGGACAT